GAAGATACTTATCTGCAATATTAGTTGGCCCCCATATCTCAAGACACTTATCACCAACAACTTCAAATCCAATAACCTTTTCCTTAGCCTTTGCATTTCTTATATCCCCTAACCGATACTGTTGATCTTTAGCAGGACATTCAATTTCTATTTCTCCTGTATCAGTTAAACCTGTATCTACATCCGTATTATTATTCTTGTTTTTTTGCGATTTAGAATTGTCGTCAGGGGGTGTAGGGGTAGGAGGTTTTTTTAAAGTTTGCATTTTTACAGGGTTATATCTCATCGGTTCAAAGAACGGAAAGATAAAATCAAACCCTGGCTTTTCTACATTTAATTCTCTTGTTATTTGAGGAGTAGTAGGAAGACTATTTATTTTTGGTATTCCAACTTTTTCTACTTCTATCTTTTCAATCTTCACTTAGTAATTTTTAAATAAATAAAAACAGAAAAAGAGAAGAGGACGTAAGACCAAAAAAGAGTTAAAACCATAATTAACAATCAACAAAATCACCGCCTATATCTTTTCCAATCTGTGAAGCTTTTTTAGTCGCTACTGAATTAGCTAACCATCCCACTACAGGTAAGTTAGAAAGAAAACCAGATGCAGGGGTAGACGAAATCAAAGCGCCTCCAACAATCTCGCCTTGTGATTCAGCGCTGCCTTTATCTTTAATACACTGCAAATATGCAGAAGTTAATTTTGCATTATCTACAGGATGATGAGCGATGTATTCTTTTCTTGTGTAGTTAGTTTTATTATTCCAGCCTGTTTTCTCTGTACTGTGCAAAGTTGTACGAGGAGAGTGCATATTATGTGTGACAAGAACTTCTAAATCACCAGATTCAGAACGCTTGTATTTCATTTGACTGGCTGAGTTCTCAGTTGTTTGAAGGCGAGCAAGGTCAGGAATCTTATCACCACTGGCATTAGACAATAGCGTTAAGGACATTAAGTTACTAGAAATCAGCCCTATTCCTAGTAGTCCAGGCAAAAAATATTCTTTCATTTAAGTAGTGCTGGCCCCGTGACGTTAGGCATTTTTATTTGATTTTGAATAACATCAATCATTTGATCCTGAAGAGTCAGCATCATTTGATTCATAAAATCCACTCTTTTCATATAAATGTAACCACCTCCTATAGCCATAGTTAAGGAGATAGCAAAAGACGCTATTGATATAGCATCAATAATTTTTCTCATAAGAATTTTTCCTTGCTATCTCAGCCTAGCTATTCTCTGCACCTATGCAAACTAACTTGGTTTTGTAGGCCAAGTAATTGTATCTGGAAAACCTCCTTGTGTTGGAACGTCCCTTAAGTTTTGACGGTAAGTTTTCATTGCATCCGTCATTGTTAAATCTGATCCAGCAGCCCAATCTGTTCCCATTAAAAGATTATTTCTTGTATCTCTTGCTGTTTCTGCTTTTCTTGCTGTATTTGCTGCAAGTTCATCGCTAGTCAAAGCAACAACACTACTTGTAATCTTCCAAGTACCATCTACTTTTGTTGGTTCGCTAGTATTGATTTTTTGTGTTGCTGAATTAAAAGAAGGTAAAGCTTCTTCTGTAATTTCAACAACGCCGTAGTCTGTTAAATTTGCTGCTACCAATGGCAAACTAAAAGAAACAGTCGGTGCTTTTGCTTGCAAGTCAGTTACGTGGATAGGCCATTTAGTAATGGCTCCACTTTCCTCGAAGGCTAAATAAGTCATAGTAATTAAGTAGAGATGTCTACCTTAGAACTGGTAGGGATAGATCTATTTTCACCTGTTTGTGAATAGCCTCCTACGTTTCTGTAAGTATAAGCATTTTGTAAAGCTGTCGTATTACCTCCATAATAATTTCCTCTTAAATGTCCATATGTATTAGGTTCAGAAGTCTCAGCTTCATGCGATGTACTACTCGTCAAATCTGTTCGAGAGATTGTAACTATATTGTCAGCGTGTTCGCCGCTACTTGGCCCTACATCTCGTATGTGTAATTTATGAGTATTGTCTCCTGCTGTATAAGTTCCTGTACCAGTACCATCTTTAGGCATCCTAACTATATAATTATTCCATTTGTAATCTGCTCTCCTAATACCAAAACCAACGTAAACAGCATTATCATCAACATCAAGCTGATAATAACCGTTTTGCCCTTCCCATCCAACACTATTGCTTATAAGACTAGATCCTCCATACGATCCAATAAAACACCTTATCCAATCAATAGTAAAACCAGTAGCGTTTGTGCCTTGGCCTGAAGTTAGTCTTGTTAATTTTGCAACGTGTGTGTAAGAAGTGCTATCATTACCGGTAGCCATAGTCCAACTATCACTACCTTGTTGTCTTCGTGAAGCGAAAAGAACGTAGTACTTGCCGTCACTATCTATTTTTACAGTTTTCATAAAATATTGATTTCCGCTCCACTCATCATTAATATCTCCAATTCTAAAACTAATTCTTACTGGATCATTATTATGGTTGTTTGCGATGCTTCCATCTGACTTGCTTAATTCATAGAAAAGCCCGTTATAACCATTTTGACTAGTTTGAACAGTAATAGGGTAAATAAGATTTCCATTATTAGGATTTAAACAACCTGCTTGGAAATTATAAGGAGCACAATTATTACTATTAGCTCCAAATTTTGCACCCCATTGTAATGTTCCTGAAGCGTTATAAGCTCTTGTTACTTGAAAATCATAACCACCACCTGAAGTGATTTTACCTCCCCATGTTATATAAAATGATCCATCAGTATGCTGGTACATTGCCAACGGCTGCGACGAATATGAACTAACTACAAATTCAACTAAACTACTACTAGCATTGTAATATCTAATATTTGTAATCCTTCTCCAGTTATTGTTGTAAGACTGGGAAGTATCCATATCATATTGTGAAGCTTCCATGTGTGTATTAGAAGCATCGTAATGACCAGTAGCCGCAATATATCCTCTTGAAGTTTTTTGGCCTGACGTATTTGCTCCGTATAAACCACCTGCAATTGCTTGAGTTGTCATAAATCGATTATTAGCTCTAATTCGCATCTGAACATTACTTGCGCCAAAATTTTTCACATAATTACCCCAACCAGTAGGGTTTACTTGATATTGCCCTACTTTATGTTTTGCATTTGGTTGTGACGTACCAGAAAGAATAATCCCATCTTTACTTAATGCAACCCCAAAAAAAGCTTGATTTTGATTGCCACCGCTAATTTTCCATGCATGACATCCCATGTAAACAGTTTCAGTATCGGGATTTAGAACCATAGATCTAAATCTAATTTGATCTTCTGATTCATTACTATTTGCTGCGCTATCTAATGTCCCTGCATGAAAGACCCAATATTTTTCTGGAGCCTTTCCACCAGTCCCTAGTAAAGGAATAAGACTTGTGTTAATACTCATAATTAAGAAGCGTAATCGTAATTAGCATTAGCTCTCCAAGTAGTGCCGCCGTCTGTAGTAGCCAACATAAAATTGTGTACTTTAGATGCGGTAACTGTTGGGGCTGCACCTCCTGTAGATGCAGACCATTTAACAGCACTAGGCCAAGTCATTGAATAACTTCCTGCTGTTACTTGAATGATGCAGACATAAGCTGTACCACTTGAAGGCACATTACTAAAAGCAAATGTTGTGTTTGCGGATGATGTCAACGTGAAATAATTTCCAGTTGAACAATCAATCGTTACAGTTGATCCTGCTGTTAATGCTTCTGCTGTTTGCTCTGCCTTCCCATCTATTGCAAAACCATCAACTACTGCTGTTCCCGTAACGTCAATTCCCGTTGCCGTGGTGGCTATCTTAATTTGATTATTATTGTAAAGAGTACACGCTCCATCATCAGCAAATGTAGCTAATGTCTCACCGTCATCTCCAGACTTGAATCTAATATCTGATCCTCTTATTTTTAATTGACCAGTATTGCTTTTAATATTTGAGTCTGTCCCGTCATGCCAAAGTTCAATATCGTTTCCTGTACCAATCCATAAATAAGCATTATCAGCAAATTCAAGAGCCGAATCCGAGGCATCAAATACCACATTTGCGGAACTGCCCGTCAGGGTAACGTCTCCCGTAAACACCCCTGTCGTGATATTTGCGGTAGTGATGTTTCCTGTAGTAATAGCAGCCGTAGGGATTGTCGCCGTACCTGTAAAGGTTGGCGATGCCTTTTGGGCTATGGTTGATACAACAACATCGGTGTCTGTACTTGAGTCATCCCATGTCAGGGTATCGACTCTAACCTTTCCGTAAGCCATAATTTAAAGAACCGCCCAAGTAGCGTTTGCGGGGATAGTAACTACTACTCCAGAGTTTAGCGTTAAATCTCCTACTGAGCTTGCATTTTTTCCAGCAGTTAACGTGTATGACGAGGCAATGACTTGATCATTCTCTACAAAAACATTATCATTTCCTCCACCCGTTGCTCCGCTAGCAGGTAAATCAGCCCAAGTTAATCCTCCTGTATTTCCACTTTGTTTAGATAAGAATTGTCCGTTAGTACCACTATTGCTAATTTTTAAATTTGCTTCATCAACAATGTTGTCTGCAATTACTGTCGCACCATCAGCCGTAGATGTTACTTCTCCTGTATGGTTTGGGTGAGAATAGTTATTTGCATTAGTGGCAATACCATCTAGCTTTGCACCATCAACAGATAAATCTCGACCATCAACTGTTTGACTCCCTGAGAAAGTCAAATTCCCAGTCATCTGGTCGCCAGACTTTGAAAGTAAATTACCTGTTGCTGTTACTCCAGCCTGCCAAGCAGAACCGTTATAAACTTTTAATTCATTTCCTGTTGTATCAAAGTAAAGATCACCTTCGTCTAGCCCTGAAGTGGGAGCAGAAGAAGCAACTCTGTATTTATCAGAAAAATCATTAACATTATTTATATTTGTTGCTACTGTATTTACATTCGCTATTGCTCCTCCAACAGTATTTACATTGCTAATTGCTCCTGCAACAGTATTAATATTACTTGAGTTAGAATTAACAGAATTAATATTAGAACTGTTGTTTGCGACTGAGGTTACGTTAGAACTAATACCTGCAACAGTAGTTACATTCGCATTTATTCCAGCAACAGTATTGATGTTTGAATTGTTGCTTGCAACAGTATTTATATTTGTATTGTTACTAGCAACCGTATTGATGTTGGTAGTATTTCCAGCAACAGTTGTGACTTCTGTTGCTTTAGGAGATAGTCGATGGAACGTATAAGTGTGAAGAGTCGAAGTTGTCTCAATAATTCCACCAAAGCCAGCAGCTAATACTGTTGACCCACATCCTGTAATCGTTACTGTATTTCCTGATCCTGCTCCGTTTGCAATAGTGACACTTCCACCAGAAGGAGTATGAGAAGAAGCAAATGCTTTGATACTAACTAAAGTACCAGCACCATTATTTACATCAGGGTTTGCAGTAGGAAATGATGTTTCATTAGCTATTGGTACAAAACCACCTACGTCATCAACTAGATCAATTATTCTTGCATCAATAGCAGAAGTCGTTGCAACTTTATCGTCAGCAGCACTCCATGTTTCTCCTGATTGAATTTCTCCTACAGTATCTTTTCCATAAAAAATCTCACCTGCTCTTTTTGCTGAGTAAGTTTTATTGTCGCTTGTTGATGTTCCAGAAGTAACAATTGCTGTACCACTCATGTCATTGATGACAGGAGAAGTAAGGGTTTTATTTGTTAATGTTTCTGATCCTGTTAGCGTTACTGCTGCATTTAATTTTGTGTGATCTGCGTCAGTAAATACATTTGAATCAGTAGCGTCTTCAACTAATGTTCTTATTTCTGCTGCTGTCTGATCGTCTTTAGCTCCTGTATCTATACCATCTAATTTACTTTTATCAGCAGCCGACATACTACCTGAATTACTTGAGGTAGAAGCTTGTAGCTTGCTGCCTTCGATAGCTGCACTTGCGTTTACATCTGCATTAACAATCGTTCCGTTGGCAATATCTGCACTTGTAATTGTTCCGTCTTGGATTTGAGCAGAAGTAAATACCTTTGTATCTACATAGTTTTTAGTTGCTGCATCTTGTGCTGCTGTTGGATCTGCAACTTTAGTCAGTCTTAAATTACCAGCACTAGATTCTCCCATCGAAGGAAGACCAGTAGCTTCATCAACACTGACTGTTTTGCCTTGGTTATCTTTTAGCTCTTGGTCTATATATAAACTTTGTAATGCACTTGTATCTAAGTCGTTAGCAGTAAGAGTTG